ATGCAATCAAGAATGGCTCAACTGCTAACTACCGTTTGGTAATTAACAACCCAGGCGAGAATGGCACAACATACGGTTCAATCGTGACAGGACTTCAGAATGAAGTCACTGGCAAGGCCGTGGATCTTATGGTTCACCCTTGGTTGAACTCAGGTGTTGCACCAGTCCTCTCATGGACTCTGCCAATTCCTGACACACAGGTGTCTGATGTATGGGCAAACTTCCTTGTGCAAGATTACATGGGGGTACAGTGGCCTGTGACCCAGTTCACTTACGACTTTTCCACCTATTTCCGTGGAACTTTCTTCTGCACCGCTCCTGCATGGAATGGCGCAGTTTCAGGAATTCAGCAAGCGTAAGTTACAACTTGACAAAAAGAGGGGGTGCGGTGTAAAAGCCGCACCCTTTCCCAATTAACTAGGGGGCAAAAATGGCAAGATGGGTAGCACCTGACAAGGGTGTAAAAGAAACTGTTATTGGCGGCAAAAGTTACTTTACAGATCGCCAAGGTATTTATAATGTAGAAAACAAGGCACACCAAAAGGCAATGAAGGCTGAAGGTTTTTTTGAAGCATCACTTAATCCAATTTCTAGTGATGACCGCAAGCGCGGATTTAGTTGCGTAGAATGTGGCTTTGAGGGCTGGTTTCGCAAGTGTGGGCGTTGCGGATACGAGTCACAAGAAACACCGCGAGATGGAGAATAGATCATGGCCGTAGGTATCACGCCCGACATTAGTAATGAGAACCCATACATTAGTGTGGCGGAATACAAGAACGCGCCAACGGCAATTAACTATGACATGTTAGTTGTGGGAGGTAACGCGGCTGCACAAGACGCAGAACTTGCAGAAGTTATTTTACGCGCTTCTTCATACATGAATGAATACCTCAACCAAAATCTTGTAGCAACTCAGTACACAGAAACACAACGCATACGCTATTCAGCATCAGGCGGGTACTACGCACTGCACCCATACAACGCGCCTATTGTTTCTCTATCAGCATTTTATTATGGGGCAAACCCAAACCAGTTAAATGAATTACAGGACTGCTCAATAGCATGGTTTGAAGGCCAACAAATCATTATTCCTGGCAATCAAATTGGGTGGAATTACACTTCTCAAGGCCCGCTTCAGTTTGGCGGTTCTATTGGGCAGAACAATTGGACATTTACTAAGTACACATACATTGCAGGGTTTGCTAACACAGAACTTGCGGTGGCTACCCTTGCAGGAGATAACACTTTAACCGTAGCCAGTGGAGTAGGTATTTTGGCAGGCGAGCAATACCGCATTTTTGATGGTCAGAGAACTGAGCGCGTAACAGTTGCAAGCAACTATGTTTACGGATCAACAACAGTGCCGTTAGTTGCTCCTATGTTGTTTGCTCATGGTGTCGGCGCGACATTTAGCAACTTGCCAACTGTTCTCAAGCAAGCCTGTATTTTAATTACAACCGCATTTATTAAAATGCGCGGTGATGCTTCTACAACTATGGCTTACACAACTTCACCTGCGGGCAACATTCCTGGCTCAGTGCGCTATGGCAGTGACATAGCCGTTGCCCTAGACATGGTAAACAAATACCGCAGGATCAGATAATGACCGCCGTACCTACCCTTACAGGCCGCAACGCGGTACGCCAAACGCTATCTTTATTTTTAGCCAATCCGCGTATTCAGAATGTTAATCAGGTTTTTACATCTTTCCCAAAGATCATTAACTACCAAGTAAACGCTGAACCAGGGCAAGCCACAAGAGCGGCAATTGTTGTTTACATTGCTGATGAGTATGAAACACGCTTAGCAATTGGTGGGGCAACTAATGGTTGGAAGCGTATTGATTACACCGTAATTGTTCAGATTTTCTGCATTTCTTTTCATAGAGAAGCAGAAGATGTTATGACTGACTTTGACACAATCGTTGATAACATCAAAGAGCGCTTGAGATCAGATCATAACTTTGGCGATCCAACAGGTAATTTAGTTTGGCAAGGTGCAGAGCCAGTTATTCAGGCCCGCTATGGAGAACCTTCTACTGAAAAAGAAGGCGTTACAGAAATCTTTGCTGAGATACAATTTCCAGTGACACAGATGATCCAGGCATAAGGAGCATGATGAAGTACAAATACAACGGAACTGATGAACGCGTGTTCCCTAGCATTGGGAAAACTGTGAAACCTGGTGATGAGTTTGACGCACCTGAAGGGTTTGTTGCAGTAGATGTAATTTCTGCAAGCGCAAAGCCATCAGTTACAGAACCAACAAAACCAACAGAACCAACAACAACCGTGTCTGCCGCGTCAGACAAGAAACTAGGAGCGTGAAATAATGTCTGTTCAACAGTCCGTACGCTCGTACTTAGGTATTGCTAAAGAAGCAACCCGTGGTACGGCAGTAGCACCAACCGACTTCATTCCAGTAATGAAGGACGCATTAAAGCCAGTGGACATTGTAGATCCACTGTATGACACAGGTTTGCGTGGCTCAAATGTATTGAATTACAACTACATTCCAGGCCGCACACGCTCAACAGTAGATTTTGGTGGAGCAGTATTTGCTGACACCGTGGGCTACGCAATTGCAGGTGTTTTAGGATCAGTAGCAACTACTGGTGTATCTGCACCTTACACTCACACAATTTCATTATTTAACAGCCTTGCATCAGGTGGAGATGTTCAGCCAATTTCTTACACATTGACTGACTTCTACGCGGTAGATGTTCGCTCATACCCTGGTTGCCAGTTCTCTGACTTCTCATTGAAGTTCAACGCAGACGGCATGCTTGAGTATGATGCAAAAAGCACTGGTTTCCAGTCTGAAACTGTTTCAGATCCAACACCTACATTCTCAACAGTTCTACCTACACCAGTGTGGCGCGGTACTGTTTCAATTGGTGGATCTGCGGTATCAACTGCCATGACTGGCAACATTGACATGACACGCCCTGCAACACCTATCTATGGCATCTCAAATACACAAGATCCATACCAAGTATTTTTAGGGCCTTTGGAAGTAACAGGCAAGATTACATTTGTCATGGACAATGACTCTCAGTTGCTTAACTTCCTTAACAACTCACAACCTGCTCTTGTATTTAACTGGGCTTATGGTGCTGGTGCTTCTGCGGTTCAAATCCAGGCAACTCTTACTAAGGGCGCTTACACCACTGGTGTGATTGAACGCGGTGAAGATTTTGTACAGGTAACAGTGGACATTAACGCGCAATCAAATACAACTGATGCTGGTTCTTCAGGCGGCTTCTCACCTATCAAATGGGTGTTGCAGAACGCTAAGGCTTCAGGTACATACGCATAACTAGATCAGGGCGGCGGTGTGGTTGAGGGCGATTGCCTTCCCGCTCTCCCACACCGCTTGCTCTCCTTTTAGGTATGATTTAGGAAGGCAAACCAACAGGAGGCAACATGTCTAAAGAAGTAACGCTACCATCAGGGGCAAAAGTAGTTCTAAAAGACCCAACAACATTGCGTGTAAAAGACCGCAAAAATGTAATGCGTACAGCCGACAATGCAGTAGGCGGAGATTTAACAAAGGCGCTTGCATTAGGTGATGCACTTATTGCAATGCTTGTTGAGTCATGGTCATTTGATTTAATTCCGCCATCAGTCAAACTTGAGTCATTAGATGAACTGACAATGGTTGATTATGACGCTTTGGTAGAACATACAAAAGACGCTCAAAAGTATCTGTTCCCTAACCTGGCTGAAACGCCACAGACAGAGGCAGACCCAAAAGCGATTGGCGAGAACTCCAACGCCTAAAATGGTTACTTCAGGGTGGGGAACGCCATGAGGCGTTCTCTTATCCTGATGAGCAATGGTATTACTACCAAATGGCAGAGCGGTTTGGTTGGACACCTGAACAGGTAGATAACTTGCCCGCTAGTACGGCAGATTGGTTAATAGCAATTGCTAGAACCGTTGATGAGGTGAAAACAGAAGGGTTATGAAATGGCTGAAATTGTCATCAAGAACCTTAAAGATGTTCTCGCCGCAATTGATGGAGCGGCTGAAAAGATTGAACAAGGCGCGCAATTAGGAGTTATGCGCGTTGGCCTTGCAGTTGAACGACAAGCAAAATTAAACTTTCAAGGTACGCGCAGTTATGAAAAGCGTGTAAGTAAAAACGGTAATCCTTGGTTAAAAATAACTCCACCAAGACATGTTGGCGGATCAGGGCCTAACACAGTTACAGGTAATCTCAAGCGATCTATTAAAACTACTTACCGTGTTGGCTTAGGTGTTTACACTACTGAAGTTGGCCCAACAATGATTTATGCCCGTCAAGTAGAAAAGGGCGGTGGAAAATGGCCTGCGGGGGTAAAATACCCTTACTTAGAACCTGCGGCATTGATGCTATTGAGAAGTGGCAAAATCAACAGGATTTTTGCAACCGCTGTTAGAGAGAAATTGGGGAGTTAATCATGGCTGATCTAATTCCACCAATGCTTATTAAATTACAGGCAGATGTACAAGACCTTAAAGTAGGTTTGGCTCAGGCAGAAAACGCCATCAAGGGTGTAGATAACTCTGTGAAAACAGCCTCTACTGGCATGACTAATTTTGTTGGCAAAGTAAAACAAATTGGCGCATCTCTTGGTATTGCTTTTGCGGGTACTCAAGTTTTGCAATTTGGTAGAGATGTTATTGCTCAAGCACAAGAGGCAGAAGCACAACAGCAACGCTTATACCAATTGATGAAGGTTGGTACTGGTGCAACTGATGAGCAGATTGCCGCACTTAATGCGCAGGCTGAGGCTTTAGAAAAAGTAGGTGTTGTAACAGGCGGCAACATTACTCAAACTCAATCACAATTGGCAACATTTAATTTGCAGGCCGACACAATTAAAACGCTGACTCCTGCAATTCTTGATTATGTAACTGCGGAAAAAGGCGCGGCGGCTGGTGCTGATGAGTTCAAGCAAATGACAAATGGATTGGCACAAGCACTTAACGGTAACTTTGGCTCTCTTACAAGAGTTGGTTTTGTGCTTGATGAGAATACAAAAAAACAAATTTCATCAGGAACGGAAGCGCAACGCGCCACGGCTATTGTTGAGGTACTTAATTCAACATACAAAGATTTCAATAAAGAACTAAGAAACACGCCTGAAGGCCGTATGCAGGTACTTAGAAATGATTTTGATGCGTTAAAAACAGATTTAGGTAAAAAGTTATTACCTGCTCTTAAAATAGTTACAGACTTTTTAACAGACAAACTTATTCCAGGTTTGCGTTCTTTTGGCACATTCTTAAAAAATAACGCAACAACAATCACAGTATTGACTGCCGCAATCATTGGTGGAGTTGCCGCTTACAAGGCTTACTTAGCAATTCAAAAATTAGTTCTTGTTACAACTACTTTATTAAAAGTTGCGCAAGTTCTTTTTACAGGCGCAACGCTTGCTTCTATTGCTTCAACTAATGGACTTGCCGCATCAATGCTTGCGCTTAATGCGGCTATGCGAGCAAACCCAATTGGCATCATTGTTACGGCTATTGGTTTACTTGTTGCAGGATTTGTTGTTGCTTACAAAAAGAGTGAAACATTTAGAAATGGCGTAGCCGTTGTTGCTAAGGCTGTTCTTGGTTATGTAGCCTTTATGATCCGCGCATGGGGTGAAATGATCACCATTATTATGAAGGTCATTACAGGCCCAATGAGATTGTTCTTAGGCGTTATGTCTAAACTTCCTGGCGTTGGTAACGCGGCTAAACAAGGTTTGAAATTAGTTAATGGCGCTATTGAAGGTGTGGGCAACTTTGCTGAAAAGACTGCAAACAAAGTTGAAGGACTTAAAGCAAAGGTAGATAGTTTTACAGCCGCGGCTAACAAATCCGCTAAAGCAGGGCAAGACGCTGAGAAAAAAAGTAGCGGCACTGGCGGCGGCGGCGGTGGTGGTGGTGGCGGCGGAGGCGGCGGCCTTGATGAAAAGCAAAAGAAAAAACTTGAAGGCTACAAAAAAGATGTAGCAAAGATTTACAAAGACATGAATGAGGCTATTGCTGATGCGCAAGAAAAAGCGCAAGAGGTATTAGACAGACGCAATGAGGTCATGCTCAAGGCTCACAAAGAACATGATGAAAGAGTTGCTGATCTTAAAAAGCGCAACAAAGAAGTTCTTGATGAAGCCCAAAAGCGTTTTGATGAAGCGGAAGCAGAAGCCCTAGAACGCAAGAACAAGGCTGAGGCACAAGCGTACAAACGCCATGCAGAAATTATTGAGAACATTGACAAAGAACTTGCTGATAAAAAAGCAAATCTTCTCAAGGCTAACAATGCCAAACTTGATGACATACGCAAAAAAGCGGCAGATAAAACCGCTGACCTGACAAGAAACGCGGCAGAAAAACAAGCAAACATTGTTCAACAATCAATGGAGCGCTTGAGTAAAGCCTTTGCATCTAAGACTGGCTTTGATTTAGGTGAGGCATTTAAGGGTGGGGCAGACAGTGCTGAGAAACTTCTTGCTGACCTTAAAACAAAATTAGCCGCCGCTAAAGAATTACAAGCCAACGCCGCAAAACTTGCAGGCATGGGTTATAGCCAAGTATTTATTGAAGAAGTTGTTAAGCAAGGCCCTGAAGCGGGTAACAAGATTGCTGAAGCACTCAAAGCCGCATCACCTGATGCAACAAAAGAATTACAGTCTTTGTATGGTCAGGTAGAAAAAGTTTCTGAAACTGGCTTAGACGCTCTTGCGCAGACAATGAACGCAGGCGGAAAACTTGCTACACAAGAATTGATGGACGCTTACACACAGGTATCTACTGACCTTAAAGAGTCATTAGCCGCGGTCAATACTGAAATGAATGAGGCATTGGCTGAGGCTAATGCGGCATACAGTGAAGCCGTTACTGAGGCTGAGACAGTTCGCAAAGAAAAGTTGGCTGAGGCCAATAAGGATCTTACAGAGGCTTTGGCTAATGCTAAGACTGCCTATGATGAGGCTATTGCAGACGCTTCAAAGGCGCTTACAGAGGCTAGGGCGCGGGCGCAAAAGGATCTTGATGAAGGACTAGCGGAGGCCGCTAAAACCCTGCAAGAAGCGCTCCTAGAGGCTCAAAAGGACTATGAAAAGGCTATTGATGAAATCAATAAGTCCACCATGAAGAAACTCAAGGATCTTCAGGACAAGTTAAAGGAAGTTGCCGCGGCTATGAAGTCTTTAAGTGCATCTTCTGCGGCTAGTGCTATTAACAACGCCCCTAAGTACACACCAATTATTGCTACAACTATTCCTGGCGGAACAAACACAGGAACTACAACAACAACTAACATCAACACATCTGTTACTGGCGTTAATTTAACTGATCCTTACACCACAACAACTAGCGTTGTTAATGCTATTAAGTTTGGCAATGTAATTGTTCCTTCTGCTCCTAGCGCATTGGCCGCTGGTGAAAGCGGTGCTATTGGAGCGGCTTCTATTGCCTCTCGCATTGTTACCGTACCTACCGCAAAATCTTTAAGCGCTAATTTGAGGGATAGATAATGACAACGCTAAGTCAAGTTTATTCTTTTGCTTTTAACAATCAAGTATTTGGCGGCGCTGGTTCGCCCTACCAAATCCTTAGCGTTGATGGCCTTGAGTCTTTGCCTGGTATCCGTAATCAAGATGATAACCGTGGCTACCATGATGGCATGTTTACAGGCCGTGACTTCCTAAGCGGCAGAAGCGTCTCAATTATCTTTAACACTTTTGGCGATAGCAACGGTTCTGCTCAGACAAATTACAACACAATTCAACGCACCCTTTTGCCACAAACTCAAGGTACAACACCTTTGTTTTTCAAATTTCCAAACATTCCTAGTAGTGAGCAATTTGTTGATGCTCGCGTACGCTCTTTGCGCACAACAGTAGATCCTAATTACACATACGGATACATTACTTCTCAGGTTGAATTTTTCTGCCCTGATCCAAATTACTATGACAGTAACTTGCAGACCGCCAACATGCTCATTAGCGCGGCTTTAGGGCGCACATACAACAGAGAATTTAATTACACATACGGTGGCGGTTCTTCTAGTGTTACAACAACAATTAATAACATTGGTTGGGCTACTACTTACCCAACAATTACTATTCAAGGGCCTATTACAAATCCTGTTATTGGTAATACAACCACTGGTAACACACTTAATTTTACAGGCATTTACACTGCGTTAGATACTTTAGAAATTGATCTTTACAATCAATTGATTACACTTAACGGCAACCCTGCGCGTAATCTTTTAATTTCAGGAACATGGTTTGATGCGCCACCAGGCAATTCAAATTTCTTTTTTACTGGCACAAGCACTTTGGCAGGAACTACTCAGGCTACCGTTTCTTGGTATTCTGCGTACATCTAAGGGAGAATAAATGACACTACAAACACCTCCATCATGGTTGCAGGCAGGCTCATACCCTGCTCAGTATGACCGTTTAACAGCGCAAGCGTTGTGGGCTACTACTGGCATCATTGGTAGTTCTTCATTAGCCATTACCGCTAATTCTCCTGCGGGTATGTCAGTACGCGTTGCTTCAGGGTGGGCCGCAATTGTTGGAACAACAACAACAAACATGGGCGTGTACACAATTTTTAATGACGCTCAAGACACCCTAACAATTACAACCGCAGATCCAACAAACCCCCGCATTGACCTTGTATGCGCAACGGTGCGTGATGCTTTTTATTCAGGCGCAAACAATGATGTGATTTTTCAAGTAATCGCAGGAACTCCTGCGGGATCTCCTGTTGCTCCTGCACTTCCTGCCAATTCAATTTCACTTGCAACTGTTGCAGTAGGTGCGGCTGTTACTCAAATCAATACAGGTAACATTACAGATACACGCGTGAATGTAACAACTAACATTCCTGAAACTGGTGACATTTCTAGCGTCACAGCGGGCGCAGGTTTAACAGGAGGCGGTTCAAGTGGCGCTGTAACTTTAGCGGCAAGCGTTGCGACAAATCCACAAACAGGAACTACTTACACTTTGGCTTTAGCAGATAATGGAAAACTTGTAACGCTTGCTAACGCTTCACCTGTTGCAGTCACTATTCCTCTTAACAGTTCTGTTGCGCTACCAGTAGGTGCTGTTATTATGATGGCGGCTTATGATGCAGGGGCAGTAACAATTTCAGGAGCAGGAGGTGTCACCGTGGTTTCAGGCGGTGCAACAGCGGCAAGCCCTGTAATACGCGCTCAGTATTCATCTGTTGGGTGTATTCAAACTTCTGCAAACAATTGGTTAGTCGTTGGAGATCTTATCTAATGTCAATTATTTCTGTTATGTCATCATCAGGGCCAGTAAAACCTGACGCGCCTACAATAGGAACTGCAACTGGCGGAGATGCAAGCGCGTCTGTTACTTTTACTGCTCCTACTTTTACAGGGCGTAGGGCTATTACTTCTTATACAGTCACATCATCACCTGGATCAGTTACAGGAACAGGTGCATCATCACCTGTAACCGTTTCAGGACTTACAAATGGAACTGCTTATACATTTACAGTTACAGCAACTAACGCGGCAAGTTTAACATCTGTTGCTTCAGCGGCTTCTAACTCGGTAACTCCTTCCCTTCCTAAACCAGTTGTTACAGGTGGAACTCTTACATCAGATGCAACTTATTATTATCGTACATTTACTAGCAATGGAACTTTAACAGTTACAACAGCCACTCTAGTTGCGGATCAACTTATTGTTTCAGGAGGTGGCGCTGGTGGTGGAGGCGGTGTTTTTTGTGGCGGAGCAACAGAAAATAGAGGTGGCGGAGGCGGCGCTGGTGGTTTGTTATACACATCAAGCCGCAGTATTTCTCCACAATCTTTAACAGTAACTATTGGCGGCGGCGGTGCTGGCGGTGGGTCTTTAGCCACGCGTCCTGGTAATCCAAGTTCTGTTACTGGTTCTACAAGCCCTAATGGTGGAGGTTACGGAACAGATTTGAATGGCGGCGGTGCAGGGCCTTACGGTTCAGGTGGCGGCGGCAATAGATTTTTTTCATGCGGTTTTAATAGTCTCAACGGTAGCAGTGGAACTGTTGGACAAGGAAATAACGGTGGAGCGGCCGCAGCCGTCTCTGCAGTTTTAGGTTCAGGCGGCGGTGGTGCTGGTGCAGTTGGTGGTGTTGCAACTGGTGGAGTAACTGGTGGAGTTGGCGGCGCTGGTGCATCTTATTTCGGTTCAACTTATGCTGGCGGCGGTGGTGGCTCAGGCGTAAATAGTGGCACAGGCGGTTCAGGTGGTGGTGGTCAAGGTGCATCAGGTTCAAACGCGGGAAATGCGGGAACTGCAAATACTGGAGGCGGTGGTGGTGGTTCAGGCAATAGAAACCCTCCGCAAATTGGCGCTAGTGGCGGTTCAGGTGTTGTAATTTTTAGATACACAAGAAGTCAGGTGGATTAATGGCGCATTGGGCAGAGATTGATGAAAACAACATTGTTGTTCGCGTTCTTGTGGGGTCTAATGATGACCCTGATGAGGGTTACGCTTGGTTAATTGAAAATTTAGGTGGAACTTGGATCAAGACTTCTTACAACACACAAGGCGGAATTCACGCTGTAGGAGGTACTCCTTTGCGTAAAAATTATGCTGGAATTGGTTTTACTTATGATGAACAGCGTGATGCGTTTATACCGCCTAAACCTGAACAAACACAAACATTAACAGGTAAACCTATTGTTTGGGAATTAGATGAAAATACTTGCACTTGGTTGCGAAAGGTTATACAGTCGTAATCTAAAGAAAGAAGGCAAACCAATGAACAAGATTATTTTTACAGACATTCACAATCCTGATGGCGTATTAGAAAAACCAAAACCTGCAAAAGATTACATACCTGAATGGTACAAAAAAGCAAAACCGCATAATAATTTTGAAAATAAAGCAATACCATCTTTAGATGGTACACCTGTTTCAACTATAAAAAAATGTATGCCTGTATTTGACATGATGACTGCTGGTTACATTATAGAAACTCCTTATGACATTTATGTAAGAAGAACAGAAGGAAAGCCACCTTATTTTCAATGGGGCAATAATGAGGCAATTGTTTTTCAAGCAATGGAGCAATTTCAAAATCACCCTTACTCACGCGGTATAAATTACGCTGTACGAATAAACATTCCGTGGAGTATAAAAACTCCTAAAGGTTGGTCAATTATGGTAATAGAGCCACAACATCATGAACCTAGCCCAATTGAATGTGCTAGTGGAATTGTAGATACTGATGATTTTTCTATACCTTTTAACATGTTTCTTAAATTACGAGATCCTAATTTTGAAGGCTTGATCCCTGCGGGTACGCCATTTGTTCAAATTATTCCTTTTAAGCGTGAAAAATGGATTTCTAAATTAGGTGGAGAAAAAGAACGCATTAAATACAATTCAGACATTCGTAAATTTAGTAGAGTATTGTTTGATCGGTATAAAAAATTTTGGTGGGTAAGAAAAGAGTATGAGTAATGGCAACAACTTACCGTTACCTTTTTGTTGATCTTTTAAGTAATACCATCATTGCAGAACTTCCTTTAACTGGTGTGGGCTTTACTCAGCAACTTAATCAACCTGGAACATTTCAAGGACACTTGCTTTTGTCGGGCGTAAACGCAGACAAATACAATGTTGAACTTTCAACTATTCCTGCTTTTTGCGGTCTGTATGTAGATCGTGATGGCATTTTGGTATGGGGCGGAGTTATTTGGGGGCGCTCATACAACAGCACCTCACAGACTCTTTCCTTTAACGCGCAGGAATGGATCTCGTACTTTGATCACAGGCGCATTACGCAGGACATTCAGTTCACAAACACAGATCAATTACTTATAGCCAAAACCCTTATTGAAAATGCGCAGACTGCCACCTATGGTGACATTGGCGTTGGCTATAACAGCGCAGGGCAAACCTCATCAGGGGTGTTAATTGACCGTGTTTATTACAATTATGAATTAAAAAATGTTTTTCAAGCAGTACAAGATCTTAGCCGTCAGGGTGATGGCTTTGATTTCTCAATTGATGTTGAGTATGACGCAATTACAGATTTGCCTGTTAAAAACTTTAACACTTACTTCCCGCGTAGTGGCACTGCCTATACTTTTGGTGATCCAAATGTGCCTGTATTTACTTTTCCTGCTGGCAACATGGTGGAGTATGAATACCCTGAAGATGGTTCAGTTGTAGCCAATACCGTTTACGCGTTAGGCGCAGGCTCTAATGAAGGCAAACAAATTGCAACGGGGCAGGACACTACAAAACTTTTGGCAGGTTGGGCATTATTAGAAACCACATCTAATTATTCTGACATTACAGATGTTACCGTTTTGCAAGAATTGGCTAACGCGCAATCTTTGGCTACCTCTTATCCGCCAACAGTCTTAAAAGTTGTTGTTCCTGCTTATGTTGATCCTGTATTTGGTACTTATGCTTTAGGTGATGACGCTCGTATCATCATTACGGATAGCCGTTTTCCTAATACGCTTGATGAAATTTACCGCATTGTTGGCCTTACGGTTCAGCCAGGTGAAGATGGCCCTGAGCGCGTAACATTAACTCTTGCACAAGGAGCGGGAGAAGCGTAATGCCATACATCAATCAGCCTATTGATTTGCAAAGAATGTTTTACGACATTAACAACCGCCTAAACAAACTAGAAACAGCGGTGCGTTTTACATTTCCTAATGTAACTGTTGATCCTACTTACCCGCGCATTGGTGATGCGTGGCTAAACATTACAACTAACCAAGCAAAGATAGTAGATAGCACTGGCACTGTTCGCGTCATTACCTGGACATAACAGTTATACTTTTTCACCATGAACGCATTAGATTGGGCGGCTTTGGCCGTCAGTATCATCACCATTTTAGGCGGGTTTACAGCCGCGGTACGGTGGTTAGTCAAGCATTATTTGGCTGAGTTAAAACCTAATGGCGGCACATCATTACGAGATGAACAAAACCGACAGGGTGAGACAATCAAGCGTTTGGAGAGCCGCGTTGATGAAATTTATAGCCTTCTTCTTAATCGCCGCTAGTCTTAGCGGGTGTGGCTATCAAGGCTACACGCGCTACCCTTGTCAGGAATTTGTAAACTGGGAAAAGGCAGAATGTAATCCTCCGCAATGTGAAGCGCTAGGACAATGTACAAAGGATTTATTACCTGATGTGGAAAATCAAAATGGCTAGACGCAAATACACACCTGAAGAATTACATGCGCGGTTAATTGTCACCATAGGAATTTTGTTAGCGTTGGTGTTTGCTGGTTCAGTCTTTGCTATGTTGTATGCGCTGGTGTTTGTAACGCAACCTATGGCACAAGCGCCTAATGATGCCGCTTTTATTGATCTTGTTTCCACCCTATGCGTATTCCTTACAGGAACGCTATCAGGCATTTTATCTGCTAATGGACTAAAATCTAAACCAAAGCCACAGGAAGGAAAAGAAGATGAGCCTAAATAAAGTTATAGAACTTTGTAATGCATCAGTTGGTTATACAGAAGGCGCAAACAATGAAACCACATTTGGTAAATGGTTTGGCTTAAACAATCAACCCTGGTGTGCAATGTCTGCATCAAAGATGTATTTTGATGCTGGAATTATTGCATCAGTTGCCAACACAAAAAAGGGGTTTGCCTCTTGTGATGCCTGGTTAAAGTACCTAACAAAGAACAATCAACTTGTGCCTATTGGTCAGGCTAAGCGCGGGGATCTTGTATTTTTCCAATTTGATGAAGATGCCCAACCTGATCATGTGGGCATTGTTAAGTTCCACCATACAACGCTCAAGTACCTACAAGTATTTGAGGGCAATACCTCAAGCGGTAAATCAGGAAGTCAATCAAATGGTGATGGCTTTTACCTCAAGAGGCGTGACTACAAAACAATCATGGCGGTAGCCCGCCCAAAGGAGTAACAATGGAACAGAAGCACCTAGACATGCTGAAATCAGCAATCCGCCACTTTGCAATTACGGCTGTTGCGCTTTATGCCGCAGGAGTAACTGACATTAAGGCACTTGCATTTGCAACCGCAGCGGCAGTTGTTGGCCCTGCTATCCGTGGCATTGATAAGAAAGATCCTGCATACGGCTTGGTTGCAGATGTAGTAACCGCAGAGATTGACAAGTTAGCAAAGGCAAGCAAGAAGAAGTCCGCGCCTAAGAAGAAAACGAGTTAAGTAAACTGCCCCGCTAACGCGGGGCTTTTTACTTTGAGGTACGCTTGTCGTAGGAGGTAAGGCAATGGCATTAGAAAAAGCGTTTGACGAAATTATTAGCAAGAGGGTAGCGGGTCGTTTATTGGGCAATCAATGCGCCTATAAATCATTGTATGACTCACTTAATAAAGCGGATCAAAAGACACTAGATGAAGCATGGGAGAAAAATTACCCTGTAAATTTGATTGTCCAGGCTTTGAGATCTGAAGGTCATAAATGCAGTTCAGACACAATTAGAGTTCACAGGAATGGTTCTTGCAGGTGTACAAAAGAGTAGAGGAAGTTCTTGATGATCGCCAAAATGAATACGGGAGCGCTCGCAAGAACTTCACAGCCATAGGCCGCATGTGGGGTGCGCTTTTGGACATAGAGGACATTGACCCTGCCATTGTTGCGTTGATGTTTGATGCGGCAAAGTCAGTGCGGATTACAGCCAACTTAGAGCATGAAGATAGTTGGATAGACAAAGAAGGCTACACACACCACGGCAAGGAGATTGTGTTTACAAATGAGCCTTGAAAAAAGATTACAAGACATGCCTGAAGGCATTGAGTCGCAAGATGTAAAAGAACTACGCCAAGTAATTTTGCGATTACAAAAACAGTTAAAGCAATCTAAAGAGCGTAGTGAAGATTTAGTAGAAGCAACTCACCGTGGTGCTTATGATGCAATGATTTCATTGGGTGCAATTCCACCTGTTTCTGCGCCACAAAAAGACACACGCAAAATTAGTCCTGAAGTGGCTTTGATCCACACAACAGATTGGCAAGGCGCAAAAGTTACAACCAGTTACAACACTGAAATTATGCGTGAACGCGTGATGCAATTTTCTGAGAAAGTAGTACATCTAACTGATTTGCAACGCCATCATCACCCTGTAAAAGAATGTGTGGTGATGTTTGGCGGTGACATGGTTGAAGGTTTGTTTAATTATCCTGCGCAGTTATGGCAGATAGACGCATCATTGTTTGGCCAGTTCACAAATGTTTCAAGGCTTTGTGTGGACTTTGTGCGCGAGATGTTAGCCAATTTTGAAAAGGTAACAGTAATTGCAGAGTGGGGAAATCATGGGCGCATTGGTGGCAAACGCGCAGAAGTACCCAAATCTGACAATGTGGACAGAATGGTTTACGAGATGAGCCGCCAAATCCTTGCAGGAGAAAAGCGTTTAACCTGGGAAGATTGCCCAGAGGACATACAGGAAGTTGAGATTGGCAATTACCGCGCCCTGCTTATGCATGGTGATGAGTTAGGCAGATCAGGATTTGCAAGCCCTGCCGCATGGATTGCAGGTGCTAACCGTTGGAAAGCAGGCGCACATGATTACGATTTTCACGACATTTTTTTAGGTCATTATCACCGACATGCACAAGAGCCAATTCAAAAGCACTACAACATTTATTGGACTGGTTCAACAGAGTCAGATAACCGTTATGCGCGTGACTCAATGGCCGCGAGTGGCAGACCTTCACAGCGTTTGCACTTTGTAGATCCAATTAAAGGCAGAACTACCGCGCAATACCAAGTTTGGTTAGACTAATCCTCATCATCATCTGAATACTCAGATGTAATAAGGCGCATGTTTGATACATCAATACCGTGTTCTTCTGCTTTGTCCATGGCATCTTTGAATGTGGCTAAACAACGGTTAGTCAGATCGCTCACCATGTCAGGGTAAGTTGCTTCACTTCCAATTTCCACGACAAGACCGCCTAAGCGGATTGAGATTTGTGAGTAAGCCATGATTTCCCCCTGACCCCTAAGTATGCCATTTCCGCCACGCCACGCCCATAAATTACAGGGTGCTTGTATTTGTCAGCGCCATAGGGTCTAATTCTCCCTACAAGGGCTGGTTAGCCCCCTGACAGGAAGGCAAGAAAATGGGTCACAGACTTATTGATGAAAATGGCACAACAATTACAGGGCAGATCAGAATGGTGTTTGTTTGCGACATGTGCGGCAACACAGCCGATTTTTACCATGGCATGACAACTTACGCAGGCGTAATTAAAAACACTATTACGGCTGCAAGTTTTTGTTCAGAAATTTGTGCAAGAAAAGCGGTGGCATAAATGTCATGCACATTATGTGATTGCACAAGTTATTTAGGAATAACATTACAAAACAACAAGTTTCTTTGTTTCAGTTGCATACTTGAAATAAAAAAGTACAAGCAACATGCGCCAAATCCATTTCAAATTGTGGAACACCCATTAGATTATTTTCCAATGATCGGAGCAAAATAAATGGCAAATTACAAAGGCCCATTAGATTACATTGATGTTGCAACACGCATAATTGAATTCCGCGAAAAGTATCCAACAGGTTCTTTACAGTCATGGAAAGACCCGTATGTAATTGAAGTAAAAATGCCTGACGGATCTATCAAAAGTTACATGGTGTATAGCGCGGCTGCATACCGCACACCTGATGACAAATTACCAGGCGTAGGTTGGGCGTACGAGCCAATACCAGGGCCAACAAACTTTACGCGTGACAGCGAATTACAGAACGCGGAGACAGCCGCGTGGGGTCGCGCCATGGTTGCCGCTCTTGCTGTTGATACTAAAAAAGGCATTGCATCATCTGAAGAAGTACGCAACCGCCAAACAAAAACAACTGATGCACCACAAGCAAAAGCACCTGCGGCTAAGCGTGAATACACAACTGATGAAATTGCAAGCGCAACAGCCGTGTTTGCTTTGATTGAAGCAACATCTGATTTAGATGAACTCAAATCAGCATGGCAGTTAAATGCAGATCTTCTTGATGTGGTTATTGATGGCGTAACTTTGCGTGACACAATCTTGGCAAAGAAAGATGCAATCAATGGATAACAAGGTCATTATTGCGAACAATGCACAATCCACATCAGTAGCCGCGGCCATGAAAGCCCTGCCTAGAACTGGATCAATGCGCCGCAAGGTGTATGAATACATTGTGGGGCAGGGTTTGCGTGGGGCTACTGATCAAGAGATAGAAAAAGCATTAGGCATTGATGGAAACACAGTACGCCCTACTAGGATTAGCCTCATCAAAGATGGTTACATCATTTGGGCAGGCACATTTAGAAAAAATAAACACAACAATGACTGCTTGGTTTACCGCGCAGTAGAGGAAGGAATGATGCTATGAGTAAAAAAGAAAATAAGTTTGAACCCTCAAACGGATTAAAGGTTGCAGTGCATTACAACATCATTGCAATCCGCGCTATGGCTCAAGAGTTAAACATCTTTCCTGAAGTGCTTGCTGAAAAGTTAGATAGCGCGGGCTTCATGCTTACGCCTGATCCTTTTAACATGTCATCAGATGCGGGCAAGGTAATTGCGTTGCAGAACAAGCGCGAGAATTCAAACATCAGCCTAGTAAAAGAGGAAACAGTTGATGAGTGAACAAGAAAAAGCATTTTGGGAGTGGTGGGAAAAAAACGAAATGCACAATTACCGTCTAAATTTTCGCATGGCATTTGATGCAGGTTATGAAGCGGCAAAGAAAGGCGAGCAATGAGCGAAATTATTACGCCCGCAATGGTGGAGCAAAAATTACGCGGTCTTTCTAAAGAAGTAGATGTAGCCCACAAAGATCTTGTAGAGGTTGAAACGATTTACCACAGCATCAAGGCAGAGTATGAAGTTGCTATGGCTAAATCCCGTATGACTTTTGCAACTCAATCATCACCTACTGGCAAAAATTACACAGTAGGTGAGCGTGAGGACATGGCGCTTATTCAGAATGAGGAATTGCACAAAGATCTTGCAATTGTGCAAGCCAAAGTTTTGGCTACCCGCGCTAACACCAACAGGCTAAAAATGCAGGTGGACATTGCCCGTTCAGTAGGTACATCAGTGCGCACCAGTATGGATCTCACATGATTGCTTTTACTACATTTGTAGCGGGTTTAATTGTGGGTTATTGGCTGTACCCATTGTACATGGCAGTTAAGTTGTACAAAATAAGCAAAAAAATTAGACAGTTGGAAATTGAACACATGGCAATTATGGAAGATTTACGCGGCAGACAATGGAATGAGGATAATTTGTGATTGATTTACAAGAGATGGTTACTAAAACTTTAGTAGCCAACGACAATGCTAGGGCTAGATCACAACAAACAGCCATTGGGCCATCTGCAATTGGCGGGTGTCAGCGCAGGTTATGGCATGACATTGCACAAACTGAACCAACAAATGTTGGTGACAAGTTAGGCGCAATCCTGGGAACTTACATTCACACAGGCATTGAAGAAGCCATAAGGCGTGAAGATCCGTTTGGCGTTCAGTATGAACTAGAAATAGCCGTAGAAGCCAACGGTGTGCCTGGTCATGTGGATTGCTATGACAAAATCAACCACACGGTTATTGATTGGAAAACAATTAAGAAAGGCAGTGGCCGTTACTTTGGTGCTAACAACAGGCAACAGGTTTGGCAGATACATCTCTACGGCTATTTACTAATAAAAAATGGTTACACAGTCAAAGATGTAGCCCTAGTAGGTATTCCGCGTGATGGAAAAATGTCTGACATTTTGGTGTACATGCAACCTTATGATGAGGAAATTGCATTACAAGCGTTAGAACATTTAGAAAAAACGCGTGAGATGGTTGCACAACAATTACAGCCACGGCCTGAAAAACCATTAGCATTTTGCGCAGACTTCTGCCCCTACTACGATCCGACAGGAGAAGAAGGTTGCCCAAGTACACAGAAGTAAATTGGGAAGAAGCAGAATGTAAAAGGTTGGAAGTGCATACAGATTTGTTTTACGACATAGAAGAACAAAGATCTGTTGATGCTTATGATCACATAAATGCAGTGCGCTCTATTTGTCTCTCTTGCCCTATTTGGAAAGATTGTCTAACCTACGCATTTCAGCACGAAAATTATGGAATGTGGGGCGGCATGACTAGCCAAGAAAGGGCAAGTATTGATGAGCCGTTAAAGTACCCAAATCAACGCATTAGAGGACTTAAAGCCTTACAACAAATGGGCGTTTCATTAGAAATGATTAAGGAGTGTAAAAAGTGAAGGCTGTTTCATTGTTTGCAGGTATAGGCGGCTTTGATTTAGCGCTTGAAAGAAATGGAATTGAGGTTGTTGCAAGCGTTGAGTGGGATAAGCATGCGCAATCAGTATTAAAAAATAGATTTCCTAATAGCCAAATTTACGGAGACATACAGGAGGTAACAGGTGAACAACTTATCAACGCAGGATTTGATCCGCGAAATGGAATTATTACAGGAGGATTTCCTTGCCAAGACCTCAGCGTTGCAGGAAAACGCGCTGGACTTGCAGGAAACAGATCAGGACTCTTTTGGGAAATCTGCCGACTCCTTGACGAAACCAAAACGCAGTATTTCATCTTGGAAAATGTCCCAGGATTACTTTCCTCAAGTAACGGAGCAGACATGGGAACAGTCATCTCAGCGTTGGCACAACGCGGGTATGGGCTCGCTTACAGGGTTCTTGACGCTCAACACTTTGGAGTACCCCAACGACGCCGTAGAGTGTTCATTGTCGGCAGTCTTGGAGACAACGGGGGAACACCTGCTGAAATACTCTCTATCGCAGAAGGCCGCTCAGGGTATCTTGCGCAGGGCGGAAAATCGCGCAAAAGTCCTACCACCGCTGCTAATGGAAGCCCTGCAACAGTTGGCACACTCCTAGCAAGAGATCACAAAGGAATAGATCAGATTTCTGTTGAGGAAAACAAATTAGTCTTGTTTGATTTGCCAAATGATGACAAGGAACAAAAAAATGATGCTTTGTTATTTCAAGCCACAAGAAATGAAAACATAAGAATTTTTGAAAAACACAGTCCAACATTGGCAGTTGCAGGTTGGTTGCGTAGCCTTAGTGTTTTTAGTCCTTCAAATTTTGCAAATTACTCAGAAAATGATGATGTTGCGGCAACTTTAAGAGCGGGCGGTGGTGATTTAGGAGGCGGTTCAGAAACATTATTAGTGTTTGACCCTCATCAAACAGATGGTGTAAGACTTCAAGGTAAGACTACAAACACTCTAAGAGCGGCTATGGGAATGGGTGGCAATAATGTGCCTATGGTCGCTTACCCCATGCATGGGGCTATGGTTGGAAGAAGTGATACGGCTGGGCCTAATGGTTCAGGTTTTCTTGATGAAAATGATCCTAGTTACACATTGACTGCATCATCACAGGCTAGACATGGGGTTGTTGTTGCTTTTGACACCTATAACCACACAACTGCGGAAACAAATCAGACATTGAGAGCAGGAACAGATGTAGATAAACAGGGAGCAGTTTTGCAAAATTCAATGGTGCGCAGATTGACACCATTAGAGTGCGAAAGATTACAAGGGTTTCCTGACCATTGGACTGAAGGGCAAACTGATGGACACCGCTACAAGCAACTAGGTAATGCAGTAGCCGTACCAGTAGTTCAATGGATTATTGAGCGCTTGGTAAAAGTTATCAATGAAAAGGAGGCGCAGTGACTTGGATTAAATTAGATGACACTTTGCCCAACAACCCAAAGATTTTGCCATTAAGTGACAAAGCATTTCGCCTATACATTGAAGGACTTTGCTACGCCAACCAGTACCTCACTGATGGATTTCTAGCCCAGGCTGTGATCAATCGCCTAGATAGCGGAAACGCATGCCAAGAACTCCTTGATGCAGGACTATGGATTGAGGTAGAAGGCGGTGCGCAGATCCACGATTATTGCGAGCATCAGACAAGCCGCAAGGTTGTTGAGGAAAAGCGTGAGCAGGTGCGCAATCGTGTAACGCGTTACAGAGAAAAAGGTAACGCTGTTGTAACGACACCAGAAACAGAAACAGAAACAGAAACAGAAACAGAAACAGATAAAAGAAAAGACTTTGATCAATTTTGGAAAATTTATCCTTTGAAGGTAGGCAAAGGCGCAGCCCTGAAAGCATTTCTAAAAGCGATCCGCACAACTGATGCAAACATAATCATTAAAGGCGCTCAGAGGTACAAATTAGACCCTAACAGGTCGCAGGCATACACAGCACATGCCGCTACTTGGTTAAACGCTCACAGGTGGCTTGATGAGCCTTTACCACCGCGTAATCTTTCTCCCGCAGAAACTAAAGAAAAAGAATTACAAGAAGCGAAAGCAAAAAAGGAACGAGAGAGAGCAGAAAGCGAAGCATGGTTCAAGGAACAAGAAGAACTACGAGAACGCGCAGTACCTCCACCCGCAGAACTGAGAGAACTTTTGAGAAAGAGTTTTGGAAAATAACTCAAACATTATCCGTAACTGTTACCATTGATGTAACCATTACAGGAGGAACTATGACTAAGCAATTAGTTAATCCCGCAGTTGTGCAACCAGGTGATCATGTTCTTGATAGAGGTCATGACCTCATGGTGAAATACATTCAAGGCCCTGATCATGTTGGCGTTTATGATTTTCATGGCGTGAATGAAACTGGTGCAGATCAAATTGCAACAGCGCAGGATCTCATTACACTTCTTAGGTGATTACTTTTCAGGTAGATGGTCAGCCAGTTCCGCAAGGATCTATGAAGGTCATCAATGGGCATGTCATTCATGCCAAAGGTTCAGAACTAGCCGCATGGCGTTCTGCCATTGCTTTGCGGGCTAGAGAAGCAGGGGCAAAGCCGCACCTTGAACCTGTTGAAATTGACATGATTTTCACAATGACCCGTCCAAAGACTGTAAACCGCCCTGAGCCATCAGTAGCGCCTGACCTAGACAAACTGGTGAGAGCAGTCCTAGATGGTCTCACGGCTATCGCCTATCGTGATGATGGGCAGGTTGTACGCCTGACCGCAGCCAAGATCTATGGGGTCACGCCTGGGTTGTGGGTTCAAATGTGGGCAAAAATGCCTGCGTAGGGTGTGACCAGTCACACAAAAACAATGACTAAATAAATGGCACTTTTTTTGCCAAATACCTACTACCTAGTGTAATCTTTTCTTTGTAAGGGGGAAACGCCCCCAAAGAAAGAAGGCTCCAAATGATGTTTCTCAAGGTCACAAATAATCGCTATGTTTCATTTGATGGCAAATTTGAAATTGTAAAACTTGGTGTTGGTATTTGGTCTGTTAGCAAAAAAAATGACAATGATCAATACTTTTCACTTTATTACAGTTTTTCATTTGAAAGCGCATCAAAAGCAATGGCAGAGTTGCAAAAGGTAGGTGCATAATGAGTAACCGCCTATGGGTAGATGACAATGGAACAGTAGTTTGTGATCAACACGCAGGTATGTATTTGCGTTGTGCGATTGAAGCAAAACCAAAAGCAATCAAACACCGCACACCGCTTGGAACTTGGTGCGCTTATTACACACATCTTCTAGGTGGAGAAAATTTAGTGTGTGAAGTTTGCACACCTTGGAATTCACCTGATCACCCATACAACAAAATGAAGGCAGGCGCATAATGTTAATTAGATACACAGAAAATGGAGTGCGTTACCAATACAAGGCAAAAAAGTGCATTACCAACATTCACCCTATTTGCATTAGTTCTGACTCAAATCTTCCTGAGTGCATTTGCTGGTGCGCAGAGTGCAGAGAACATAGAAAGGCAAAAAAATGAAATTCAAAGTTGTAGTGACTGTGGAGTTAAATGATTTTGTAATCCCACCAAACAAAAGTCAATCAATGATAAATGGCATGCAACGCGAACAAGTCTTGTATGCCATTTATGACAAATTGGCTGAAATGCACCCACAGATCCATAATGTTTACAAGCAACGATCCTAGATGTATTTGGTGCGGTACTTATGGTTCACCTGCAAATTTTGTAATTGTATTTGAAACAGAAGAAGGCAACCCACTTTGCGAGTGCGAGTGGTGCGGTAAACAAGAATGGTTCAGGAGGAAGGCAAGCAATGGCAAAGAGTAAATTGACACGCAGAGGCAAGATTGTTTTGGGTATTTTGTTTGTAATAGCCGTGTGTTGGCTGTACGACATAACAACGCCTGATCAATGCAAGGTAGCAATTGAGAACATGTCTGAATGGTGCAAAGATTTGAGATACCCATGAGCGGGCCTTATGGACAAACTCAATGCGACACATGCGAACAATTTGAGGCAATTTGTGAAGAATGTGGCGTGTGTTTTGTATGTTGCGGCGTAAAAGAACATAAGGAGTAAATGACATGACACCTGAAGAAATAATTAAAAACCATCTTGAACCGCTAGAAGATGTTTTGACAACCTGGATTGAAAGCCCTTATGTGGCAAAGATGTTGGGTGAACCTGAAACGCGTGAGCGCTACATGGGCTTTGTAGAAGGGTTACGGCTGAGCAGGGCAAATGTAATTCAAGCAAAAATCAACTTAACACCACAGGAGGAAGAAGAATGATGTTTATTGCAAGCGTAATTATTGTGACCCTTTTGGGCGTTGTAATTAGTGAGATTTGCTATAAAATAGAGCAGTCCTAAAAATAACCTGAAAGGGGTAAAGAAATGGACAGTTTAATCAATCGTTGTTTGTGCGGTAGTTGGGTTTACGGTACTGCCGCTTGCGAAGTGTGTAGAAAGTTGGCGAAAGGCTAAAGCCTGAAGCGTCTAACACAAATCCTTTTAAGCGCCGCATTAGCGGTAGGAATTGTGTTTGCTTCACCTGCGGCGGCTCAAGCACCAAAATTACAGTTGCATCAAATGCCGCCAAAAGTCATTGCACTTGAGATGGTGAAGAAAAATTATCCTGATCATAAAAAGCAATTTGCCTGCCTAGAACAATTGCTTTACAAGGAGAGTGGGTGGAGGGTCAATGCCCTGAACCGCTCATCAGGCGCATTTGGGCTTTTCCAGTTTTTGCCTTCAACATGGAAAAATTACAAGTACCCTTACATGCCCAAAGACGCTTACACGCAAATCAAGGCTGGCTTGCGCTATGTGTACAAGCGTTACTCCACTCCCTGCGGGGCTTGGGAATTTTGGAAAAAGCAGGCTGGCCCTGACATGCACGGAGGTTGGTACTAATGACCACATCACCCTTTGGGCTGCCTTTACGCGTTGATCTTCCTACGGTAGATCCTACTGATTGGGAAGATGACGAAGAAGATGGCGATTGATAAGAAGGTTGTTGCAACTGTAATTAACAGGGCTAATGGCTATTGTGAAGTCTGCGGTGGCCCTGGTTTGCCTGAAAACATGGCTTTACATCACCGCAAACTTAAATCTAGGGGGGGCAAAGACACCGTTTCAAACCTTATCTTGATCCATCACGGTTGCCATAATCTAAAAACCGATAGTATTCACCTCAAACCTGCAAGCGCAGAGCAAAAAGGTTGGATTGTGCCTTCATACAGAGAGCCACACGAATTTCCTTTTGTGAAGCCTGATGGTTCAATTGTATTACTACAAAATGACGGCACTGAGGCCGTAATGATGGAAGGTGACTAATGAACATAAGTGTAAAAGGTAATTTAGGCAGTGACCCTGACCTAAAGTTTTCTAAGAACAACACCGCATACTGTAATTTTTCATTGGCTTACACACCACGCAAACAAGTTGCTGGTGAGTGGCAAGATGGCGAAACAATGTGGTTCAAAGTTGTTGCATTTGGTACAAAGGCTGAAGCAATTGCAGACACTTTTAGAAAAGGTGACACAGTTTTAGTAACTGGTGAATTGGCGCAAAGCACCTACACCGACAAAGAAGGAAACGAAAAAACTTCTATGGAGATTACAGCCAAAGAAATAGGTTTAGTTCCTAAACTGGGAAAGCCAAAAACAGGACAATTTTCAACTAAGGAGGCAACACCATGGTAGATGATCTAATGAGCGCGGCAGAAGTATGCGAGCGTTTGAACATTACATTAAATAACTTACGACAGATCCAACACCGTAAGACACTTACATGGGTGCAGAAGTCAGGCCGTAATGTGTACTACACAAGAGCAGATGTTGAAAACTATTTTTCAAAGCGCTCGGAGCGTAATCAAGGCTAACATCTTCATGTGATCGTCATTGAAGAAGAAGTAACCGTGGCTCAGATAGATGAATGTCTGAGTCATGTTTACGCCATGCTTAAAACAGATGAATACGGCAACCGCATGGATTGGCGCAAAAAAGAAATGCTGACAGAACAATTAGATGAATTGCTTGATGCTCGTATCAATTTAGTAAAGACAGGCAAACCATGACAGAAGAAGAAATAGAAGCAATTTTGGATCAGATTTTTAGTAAGCATGCAAAGGACTGCGATTGTGAACAACACACCGTTTGATGGAGTAATGCTTTTTATTGTGCTGAGTTTGTTTATTGCAGTAGTTGCAATGTCGTTAGGAGTCCGATAAGTTACGCATACTGATCCCCACCGTGGGGATTGAGTGCTGGACACAGCCCCTATTCATAACGAGTAGGGGTTTTGTTCTTTCAACTTGCAGGAAACTTTTTGAAACATTAACATGAACACATTATGGTAGAAAATA